GGTTGCAGCTTTATGCAAGCTATGGTGTTTTGTTCATCGGCGACTAATTCGTCGATGTCTTCATCCCCGCAATCTATTTTCGTGCAGATAAATTCCCTCGGAGGAACTGTAAGTGAGTCTACTTCCCTCACCTTTTCTTTCTGCCAGGGCCATGAACACCCTGAAAGTAGTCCAAAGAGAAGAAAGGCTAAAATGAGTAAAATACCCGGGTACAAACATACCCGGGACATCCTTAAGAGCCCGGTACGGGCTTCTAAGAGCTTTTTTATTTGGCTTAAAACGGTCGGTTTGTCTTTTGGATCCCAGACTTCCACTATTTTATATTTCCGTTGTCTTTTGGTGATTTTTCCTCGGCAGGACGCTTTTTAGTCTTGATTTTAGCGTTGAACCCTATTGTGATGCGTTGTCTTGTTGGATGAGGATTGGCAACCACGTCATGTTGCAGGTAGGAAGGAAATAATAATATATCTCCGTCGTGAGGCTTATGTCCAATCATATTGGCGTGTGGCATTCCAGGCGCGATCATTCTGTACAACTGTTCATGCGTCGCGAACCTGATGACTCCAGTTCCTGATCCCTGCACGTAATAGACGCCGGACAGATCCGCGTTAGCCATATAGTGTGCGTGAAACATGTTTAAAGATCCGGGCTCATTGACGTTAGTCCAATAGACCACCTCAGCGTCCGCTGGAATATTCGGCATGAAGTAATCCGTCCAAGCCGCTAGAATCATGCTCATTGGCTTGAACAGCTCTCCTTCACATTTATATTTCTCCGCGCTCCTCCAGCATCCCTCATTGGTTTGAGGCATTCCTTTAGGATCCTTTTCCCTCATCGTCATTATCTCATTGATGAGTAAGTTATTAAGATTCTCATAATTCTCCCATCGCTTGTAAAACAAACGTGTATCCTGGACTGGGATCTTCGCTATTATGTCCTGGCCTATCGGCCCGTCTTTCTTTTTTTCCATTTCGCTGACCTCAACTTTCTCTTTTTACTGCCGACCTTTCTCCGGCCTCTGTGTTTCGCTAAGCCTACCTTAGCCATTAAATCTTTATCATCTTATCCTTATACTTCTCAGAAATTTCATTAGAGCATATCGGACCGCACAGAAAGTTATTATTATATTCAAGAGAAGGATACCACGCTTTACCGAGCGAATAGTTCCATTCATTGCCGTCAAACCATTCATCACAGTTGAAACACCTGAATTCAGGCGCCGTGCCTCCCTTAGGGCCAGGCCTGACTCTCTTCGGATCATAGTCAACTCCCTTCTCATACGCCACAGAGACCCTCGCATTCATCGGCGAATTCTTCATCAAAGGTTTCCCCGAATAAAGAACTTTGTTTTGGTTTCTCTTGAAAATCTATGCTTCGTAGTGGTACAGCTTTCTTGTGCAAATACAGTTCAGCTGTTGTATTTTTTAATCCATGCCTGATCTTGTCATCAACCTCACAGGCATCCTCAAAGTCTTTTGGATAATTCTTCTGCATATTCTTCCACTGATCATTGTGGTGATAAGGACATCCTATGCACGAGGATTTCCCCGGCATAGGATGCTTTTTGCCGTCGCGATACCACCTGAGGCAGTCCGCTCGTGACATTTTCATTTCGATCAACGGCCAACGGGATTCTAACCATGGAAGCCTTGCTTTTTTCATTCTCATTGCTTCATCTGTAGATATGCCGATCCATTGTTCGACGATTGTTCCTTTTTTCACTCTATGTCTAGGCTTAATGCCCAGAATTTCCCTCATCTTTTTCTGGATGGGGATAACCTTGTAGTCGTGTGTGCATTGCCTGTACAGCATGCCCACTTTTCCACCAGGACGTGCTGCAAATAGTGGTGGATTTGGTACACGTCCGGCGAAAGACTTCCACTCTTCATTACCTCCTGGTATAGGATTAGCTGCGCGAATAAGATCCTCACGGATGTTGCTTCGTTCAACAGTAATGATGGGGCAGATAGTTATGGCTTTCTTCAGATATTCCACATGTTCATAGACGAAGGATGGTTCCCATCCAGTGTCAGCGAATATCATGTAGTCTGGTTTGTGTTTCGTCAGTCCTTCTTGCGCCATGAGTGCGAGACAGGATGACTGAACCCCTGCCCCGAGCGATAGGACACGCATTGTGGGCTCTTTTGTTTTTCCTTCTTCGTCAAGATACTGCGGCTCTTTCGTAGCAGCCACAGCGGCCATATTATTAAGAGTCTTTTTAGTGACCTTAGTGGACATTTCTTCCAAAAGTTTACGTCTTTCATACTCCATCTGCTCCTGGTTTATGGCAAAGCCTGGTTTTGCCTTGGGTTTTTTACTCTTACCTTGTTCTCTATATCCTCTGTTCACTTTGCGTTCCCCCAATTGTCTTTTATTTTGTACTCAACTTTAGATGGGACTTCCAACTTTATACAATTTTCCATAATATCTTTAACATCCTCACCCTCTTTATCAGATTTTACGCTACAATTCAACTCATCATGCATCTGTAGGAGTGGTGTAATTCCTAGCTTTTCATACACGTCCACCATGGCCTTCTTTGTTTGATCTGCAGCTGACCCCTGTATTAGTCTATTCAATGCTTTATACGTACCGGCTCTCTTTACATTACCATATTCTGCTTCTGCCTGTTTTAAAGGCATTGCTTTGTAAAATTTTAAAGGCTCATACCAGTTAGGTTCATATAAATCGAAACGACATTTACGACCAAGAAGAGTCCTGATAGTTCCTACTTGATTAGCCCTGTTCATGACCGCCTCCAGCATTCCCTGCATAAAAGGAACCTTAATTCTAAATTCCTTGAGCATCGCTTTAGCTTCCATTGGAGTGATGTCCAAATCAACTGCCATCTTTTTGTAGCCCATGCCATACATGACACCAAGACCAATTGTTTTTGCCAGTCTTCTAGATATATTTGCCATGTCAGCTGTCTGTTGATGAAAGTCCAATCCCTTTACAAAGGCTTGACGCACATCTTCAGCTCCTTCGTTCTTATTAAGAATGGCAAAGTGTGTTAACAGCCTAGGTTCTTGCTGTGAATAATCAGCTGAGATCCAATATTCCCCTTGTTCTGGAAGGAATATCTTTCTTACTTCTGAGCCAAACTCACTTCTAATAGGCATCTGCTGTAGATTAGGGGCATACATGGAAAATCTTCCTGTTACTGTTCCCCCACTGTCTCCTCGTATTTGATTAACGTGCGCATGAAGCCTGTCATTATGAATATATTTTGCTATTCCATCTATGAAAGTTCCTTGCAACTTATTTAATACCCTTGCTTTTGTTACCATCCGTGGAAGCTCATGCTTGTGTGTTTCCAGGAATGTTTGGGTGAAGCTAGGAGCTCCTAAGACAGTATGTGGATATTCCAGATTAACCCTGTCAAACGCATCAGCAACTGATCTCGCTGACCATAGCTGAACTTCACCACCTGTCAAATCTTTCATTCTTTTTAAATATTTTTTTTCTTTCATATAAAGTTTATGTTTTAGGTCCATAGCCCGTGTCATATCAATTCTAATGCCGCGCTTGGTCATATTAAATATAACTCTAATTAACCTGCATTCCATATCGTACACTCCCTCGAGTGCATCTTTCTCTATTTCTACCATGAGTCTTTCATGAAGCTTGTAGGTTAGCAATGCATCTGCTTCAGCATATTCACCGACAAATGATGCATGCATTTTGTACATGTCAGCTTTGGGATCAAGTCCAAGTTCTTCAGCCTTAGCTTTAAGAACCTTTTCATCTTTCCATTCCCCTAGATAGTCTATGCACATTTGATTTAAAGTATAGGAATATCTATTCTCATTCAGTAAAGCAGAAGCGATCATAGTATCATGTATATAACCTTTAACTTCTATATATAAAGTTGACAGCCACCCAATGTCATACTGTGCATTGTGAAATACTTTTTGAATAGATTCATCTTCACAGACAGACTTTATATATTTAAGGACTTTCTTTTCATCCATATTTCCCCCACCCTCGTGAGCAATAGGATAATAGGCTGTAAAATCACCGCTTGATATTGAAATGCCTATGACTGATCCCACCTTCCGTGGCCATCCTGGTCCCATTGTCTTCAGGGTTGTATCACATGTCTCCAGATCTATAGCCACTACCTTTCTTCCCTTCATTGAAGGAAATTCAGTCGGGTGCAACCATTCTGATTTAACTATGTTTTGGTTAAACAGATCGTATGTCATTTACCCTCCTTGTTAAGTTTCATGACATGTTGTCTGGTTATTTCCCCCATGATCTCACCACGTTCGAGCTTGAGTTCTCCTGCTATCGCCATATATGCAGCTCCGTCAACATAATCGTCAATGTTACATTTACCCATTTGAGATCTAGACACTTTAAGTAATCCAATCATCATAGCCACTTCATCAGGGGTTATTGAAGCCATTGGTTTAAGCTTGTCATCCAGATATGTATTCCAGAACTCAGCAATCTGCTCATGGTTCTTGAATGTATCTCCATGTGACTCCTGTCTGCTGTTGCTGACCAGATCAGCGGCTTTCATTAGTATTTCTTCTTTTTTCATATTATGAATCCTCTCTCTTGTTGGGGTTGTATTATATGCAGTTCTTTTTTGGCGCGTGTAGCCCCTACATAGAATACACGGTTAGTA